GATTCAGCGCGCCGATGGTGGACCAGGCAGCGCCTGCAAGCTGGCCCACGACGTCAACAGTCACCAGTGATCATAATCAAGACAATTGCCCTGCGTTCAGGACTGACAAGACTGGGACCGTTCACACATTGCAAGCGTTCGATACTATGACAAAAGAAAATAAAAAAGATTTAGATCTGGGCCACTGTGGCAGCTGTAGACGTTGCTGGGATCCTGAAGTTAAGAATGTAGCATATGGCCAGCACTAAGAAATTTGTGTCCAATAACTTCAGCGTGGATTGCGCAGCACTCCACGCGGAGAATAGTGAAAGGTTTGTCCAGAGCGCCAAGCCGCAAGCTACAAGCCACAAGCAGCAAGCCGCGAGCAACAAGCCACAAGCCCTGAGCAACAAGGCTCAAGCAGCAAGCCGCGAGCCACAAGCAACCTAATATCTTTTCCTTCGTAAAGTTTCCAGTCGCTAGAAGCGAGGGACTTTACTAGGATAAAAGTATTCTTAGGATGTGTCACGTGGAACGCAATTTGATGTGGTGAGAACCTTATCTTATTACTTCGTGTTACTTTTAGCTCAACTGTAAAAAAGTGTTGGTGTTTATTATAACCAAGTACATCAGGAAGCCCAGGAACTGCCAAATTTTCAATACGATTCCAACATATTGTTGGCGTATTTTTCTTCAAATCTAGCCACAATTTTCTTTCAGGTTTCACCGTAACTACCACCCGTAGTTAAATGCTAATGATATTCTTTCTGAGTCTGTATTTGATAGTTCAACTGAGTGCTTCATCCATGATGGAAACAATAATAATAAACCTCTTTGAACAGGAATTTTCCAAGTTGTGTGAAAAACAGTTGATAGCTTTCTAACTTGATCTGAATATTCAACCATATCACCATAAGGTGAATGAAAGAGTATACTACCAGAATCTTTTGGTGCTTTTAAATAAAACACACCAGAAAATACACAACCAGGGTGAACATGTGCAATATTGTAATCACTTGATTTATTTATGTTGACCCAAAAACCTTGAAGACGTAGATCATGTTTTATACCATAAGCCTCTTTAAGCAGACCCAAAGGATATTGCATATTTTCCTCGAACAGATCTATCAAAGCTCCTTTCGGTTGTAAAACAGGACTTTGATATCCACCCCTGTTTGAAATAGTAACTGAATTATATTTTGATTGTATTATTTTAATTTCTTCTTTGTACTCTTGTGGAATATGTCCTTCAATCTGGCCGTTAAATATTTCTGTTTTAAATAAGTTTTGAATCATAATTTATATCCATATAGTTAAATTCATTTGGTTGTAAGTAAACAGCTTTCTTTACAAACTCTAGTAATTTAGTAGGGTTTTTACATTTGTTATTCTCATACAATTCTTTTCTGTGAGGCATAACACGATTTACTTCTTCATAGCCAAAGCCTGCTTGCCTACCTTCATCAGTTATAAGTCTTTTATTGGCATCACCAACTAAGTATAAAAACTGCCATCCTTTGTTTGTTGTAAAGGAAGAAGCCCCGTCCATGTCATGATGAGGATGAAACAAAGTTATCTCCAAACCACTTAACATACCTAAATTTTTATTGATTGCGGCGCAGACATAATAAAATACACTTTCTGTTGCAAAGGACTCAAACACATCAGGCATAAAACTATTATAATACTTTATAAGTTCACCATCATACAAAGCAAAATGACAATTAAAACTTTCACCAGGTTTAAATGTATAGTGATTTTTTCTAACAATATCCCTAATGTAGTTATATTTACTATGAAAACTGTCATGAAGAACATATGCTCCAGTTATACCGTTGTTGTTAGACTTATGAAAGTCAACCATCTTATTAATAATATTTTTTTGATTGTTAGGCTCTACATCAGAAGAACAATACAGATAATATTTATATCCAGGATTTAACTTACAATTAAGATTAAATGTTATGTTAACTGGTAGTTTATCTTCTATATAATTAATCTTTATGTCCTTACCCTTAAAATGTTCTGTAAACTTTGTCTTGCATTTATCACTAACATTGCAGGCAGATACAGCAATGTCAAAGTCCTTTCTATACTCTAACCACTTGTCAATAATCTCTATCCATTTATCTGTATTGTCATTCGCTAAACCACACAGATTGTAAACAAATAATATATCTTTCATTAAAGTTTTTTAATCACTGTTCCCATACCACATTTAGTTGGTTCTACTGTAATAGCAAGTCTGTGTGTTTCTCTTACACCTAACAATTTATTTTCTAACAATTGAATGCTTTTAACATCATAAAAATCTCCATTAGGAAAAACAACCTGAACTCTTGCTTCTTGAGATACAGGAGTTGTCATAAATTTATCTAATATCTGTCTAAACAACTTTCCTTTAATCATAATGAATCGGCGGCATCATCCAGTCTCCCATCCGACACCGCTGTCGACACTTGCTTTATACGGTATATTACCTTATATGTCAAATATGCAATCGAATACTGATTTACATAAGTTTGTACAAAGAATTAATTTATTAGATAATAAAAGTTGTACCGACATAATTGAGCACATTAACAAAGCGAGGAAGAGAGAACATAAATTTTATAATGTTTACAAAAAAGAAACAGAATTTGAAAACTCACCTAAGATGGTTGTTGATGAATCAAAAGAGTTTGCTGAAATGAGTGGAGTAATTGTAGACATGCAGTACAAATTTGTATCAGCATACATAACAGAGTTTATTAAAATGCCTTGGTTTACTACGTGGGCTGGTTACACACCGCCTAAATTTTTAACTTATTCAAAGGGAGAAGAGATGGAAATGCACTGTGATCATATTCACTCTATCAACACTGAGCCAAGGGGCATACCTATACTAACAATTATTTGTTTGCTAAATGATAACTTTGAGGGTGGTGAAATACATTTGATTGATAAGAATTACAAACTAAAAACAGGAGAGGCTATAATATTTCCATCTAACTTTTTATATCCTCACAAAATTAATCCTGTCAAAGAAGGGGTTAGACATTCAATGTCAACATGGGTTTATTAATATGGGACTACCAAAAAAATTAACAGAAATGCAAATTAAGTTTGCTCAACTGCTTGTAACCAATGAAGGTAGAAAGACTCCAACAGAGTGTGCTATCGAAGCTGGTTATGCAAAAGAAAGAGCAACCATCACTGCATCAGAACTACAATCACCAAAAACATATCCTTTAGTTGTTAAATACATTGGTGAGATTAGAGATGAATACAACAAAAAGTATGAAGTAGATTATAGTAAACATATAGCTGAACTAGGTAAGATTAGACAAGCAGCATTAGCTAAAGGTGCATGGTCGGCTGCAGTAAATGCAGAAGTTGCAAGAGGTAAAGCAGCTGGATTATATATTGAACAAAAAATTATTAGAACAGGTAAACTAGAGGATCTAACAGCTGAAGAACTTGAGAGTCGAATGAAGTTAATAATAGATGAGTACTCTCCGATTCTTGAGGGTGTTGATGAAAAAGAACTAAAAGAACAAGTGCTATTAAAACCAAAATCTCAAAAAGATTCATAATTATTTTCTAGCCATATATATAATTAAATAGCAGAAACCAATTAAGATTAATAAATTTAATATCATAATTACCTCATTGTAAATACCAGAACAAACCTACCACCTTTTTTAGGGAAGTTGGCATAGTGTGGCATCTTTGGAAAGAAAACACCTTTATATTTTTCAGGGAATATTTCTTTCATTTTTTTATTATTATCATCTAACAATACAGTTGATGATTTTTTATCCAAAGGATTATTTAAGTAAACCAACAATTGATTATGTTCTATTTCATGATCTACGTGTATGGAAGATACTTTGGCTCCTGTTGGAAAATTAAAATTAATACATATTCTTAATACTTCTTTGTAAGATAATTTATTCTTGTTACAAAACTCATCTAATATTTTTATAAAATTATGGTAAAAAGGATGTAAAGGCTCATTCATTGTTCTTTCTTCTTTTCTACGCAAAACAACGTGAGTAAAATTTTCAGCTCCGTCTGCCATGTTGACAGCATAGTTAGTATAATACATAGGAAACTTACTGCTTAATAACTTATCCTCTATGAATAATTTACTTCTTACACTTAAGAAATTGTTATCTTCCTTTATCACACAACCTTATTTTTATTTGGTCCTTCTTTAATTCTATATTTCTGTGTACCAGTGGCACCAATCTCAACTTCTTGTCTTAAAACTTTATTAAGAAATATTTCATTCCACCCATTTTTGTAGGCTTCATTAGTTGGTCTTGATCTTCCGTCGTACTTTTTTCCTTTTTCTCTTTTCATATTTTTATCTTCTCCATTTTAGATATTATACATTTTGGAAAAACATTTCTATCTGAAAATACTGCTTGCTCTGAATCATAACTTGCGAAAGTCCAAACATGCTTATTGTCTTTAGCAAAAATATAAGCTGATGAAATCATTACAGCAGGTTTTAAATCTTTCATCTCAGACGCATCTGCATGACCGCTGTCACCGCACGGATCTGTCCACACGATTTTATAGAAGTAATATTTTTTACCTCCTATCGTTGTATGTTTATATTTTGCCTTCTTTCGCTTCATAAAGTTACTTATATAAGAGATATTTTATTATTTATATATTTATATACCCGAAATATCTTAAAATATTTGTAACTTTGTAACTTTTGGTTAAAATATCCTTATAATACAATGACTTACGTGGTTACAAATATGCTCAAAAACGGTTACAAAGTTACAAATATGGTCCTTTCTCTTCGCGTATAGGTGGTATATTTAGCATATTAGCCACTTTTTTGACCTGATTATACCAGTCCCTCGCTGCTCGCTCCCTGTCTCCCTCCGCTAGTTTATAGTATCGGGCGGCGAGAAGATCACACTTCCTAATTTCTTCTTTTATAAAATTCATCTACCCTCTTTAACCATTCCCATTTATGTTGCCTAAATTTTGCCCCATTTATGACAAACTTTTGAAAAAATAAATCAGGCGTACACATCAGTATCACACCCTGTTCAATTTGGGTCCCGTATATTTGGTCATGCGCAGTAGCATAGGCCACCAGCTGCAAATAATAGTCACCAATATATTCTTCTCTTTTCGGCTTGTTCGATTGTTTGAAATCAATTATACTTTCGCGTCCCTGATAAATCCCACATAGATCCGTAGCACCCGCATAGAGTCCAGGATAGTGTAGAACGCACTCAGACCCCCAAATTTCTTCCAAGTCAGGTAAACCCTTCTCAATGATTACTTTTGCCATTCTCTCAGCCTCTACGCCCTCGTCAGTTAGATCTAGGAGGCCTTCTCCAAGGATATACTTCTCTAAATAACTATGTAAAGCCGTACCCCTTGTAGCTGCCTTATTCTTGACACTTTCTGCTTCAGCAATTCCTACTCGTGCTTTCCACTTAGCAATAGCCGCTCGCTTCTCGTCGCTCTCTGTGCCAGACAAGATCGTCGTTACAGACGGTAGTTTCTCTTCGCCAACGTCGTAGTGTCTTTTATTATTTATAAGTTCTCTTACCGATTTAGGGTATTTATATTTTTTATTCCACTTCATTAAATAAGTCTAACTGTTGTTTTTTCTTTTTCTTAAAATATGTTTTTGTCATACCAATAGTTTGTTTAGGATCAGAGAACCATGAATTTTGTTTTATATGGTCAAACTTACCATCCATGTCTGCCGCTTTTCCACCTATTGAATTCTCTTTCGCAGTTGCCCATCTTAAATTACTAATTAAATAATTAGTCTTATTTTCATCAATATGATCTACGATATATTTTTTAGGGTCATCATTTTTTATAAATGATTTAGCTATGATAACATGCATGTTGTTCTCCCACTTAGATACTGTACTATCAATACTAGACTTATATAATTTTGCTTTAAAATAACCCTCCGGTGCTATGTAAGGAGATGTATGAGCTATTTGTTTCTCAGTTACAGATGCTATCCAAGGCCAAACAGCTTCTCTATATATTTGAGGAAGATCTGTTCGATGTTTAGAAACTTGACAAAAAGGATGCCAACCTCCGTCTTTAAATATATAATATCTATCTTTATGCAAATTAGCATTAGGAAAAATGTCTTCCAATTTTATAGCTGATGTCAAATCAATATCCCAATCATTAATAGGATAGGTAAGTAAGATATCTTTATTTTTTTTAGGATGAGCCAATTATTCACCTTTATAAAACTTTGATAATTTTTTAACATAATCTTTATCGTCAAGGAAGACATCGCGTCCGATACTCTCTTCCTTAACGCCGAGCGTCGTCGCTACCCTTTCAGGTCGTTGCTTAGGTTCAGAGGAACGCAATACTGCAGGACTTGTACCCCTAGCTCGGTCAATTTTTGAAACTCTTCCATTACCACTTCGTTCTAAATCAGGCCATTTACATTGTATGGTATACTTACCACTGTCTGAAGCTATGACAATGTCATGTCCGTAAGGTTTATCATAAACCCAATGTTTTCTATACGTCGGTATGTCTATTATTGTATCAATGTTTTTGTTTTTCATATTTCTTTCTCCCCATATACCAGTCGCCGGGTTCATAGTCCCATCGTTTACCGTGATGTCCTCTTACATCGGCGTACCACATTCTTAGTTTAACTATTATTTTTTTAAAATACATCTTTTACCCATGGATATTTTCCGTCAGGAAATCTTTTAACCATTTCTTCGTGTCCTTGTAAGTACCATTGTTTTGCAAATTCTAGTTGTTCATCATTACCACGATTTAATCTAAAATTTATTGTAAATTCATTTGTACAGCCTAGCTTTGGATAATGTTTAGAAAAAACATCAAAGACAAACTTATCGGTTCTTTGATTATTTTCTCTAGAAAATCTAAAACAGTTACCAAGGTGCATTAACATTTTTTTGGACACACACCAAGATTGACCATCTATGATGTAATAATTCTCCGTTGACCAAACAGGATAGAAGCCTATTGATTCAAAGATATCTTTACAAATAAATTTCTTGTTCTTATCATAAATATTTCTAAATGCAAAAACCCAGTCAACATTATGTTTTTCTAATACAAAATTTATGTTTTGAAAGTGCTGTCTATCTAACCAGTCACCTGTACCTAAAGGTTGCCAGTAGTCATAGTTTACAAGATGTATCATGCCCGAAGATATGTGCTCCGGTCTGAATTGGCCGTCTTTACTTATCTTTTCAGGTAATACAAAATGTAGAGTATTTTTAGGTTTAAGCTTGTTTAGAATCGTTCTAACTTGATCATGACCTTTCTCTGTGTCCGTGACCAAAGTATGTTTAACATTTGAATAAGATTGAGTTTGCACTGATTCAATCGTGTCTTCTAATCCTTCTTCACCTAATGTTGGTGTATAGACATTATATAATTTCAAAGAACTCCTTTATTTCTAAATTGTTTAACAGATTGTTGTAATTGTTTTTTTAACGATTTATAATCTTCAGCTATTTTTCTAAGTTCAATAACTTCTTCTGTTATCTTTTGATTATATTTATGTAAGGTTTCGTTCTTAAATTTTAACCTTTCATTTTGTTCCTCTAAATCATTAGGTCCTCTTCTGTTTGGCAAGGTTTTGTTTCCTTTCTTATTATGTTTAGGGTGATAGCTTTTATCATCCTGCATTTGAGCAACCATAGCTGCCCATTCTTCTACATCTTTTTGACTCATCATTTTTTACCTCCGCTGAGTATCTGTTTTACTATTGTTGATGTTGGATCTAACAAATCATTTGAATTAAAAGTCTTACTGCAACTTGTTAATGTCAACACCGCTATAATCATAACTAGGTTCTTCATCTATTTCTCCTGCTGATTCACATTTCGTACATTGAATCGTTATTTTTTCACTTTCTGTTTGGTCTTTCCATATCCTTCGATAGCCATTACCCATACATTTATCACAAATTTTACGCACCACTGGGCACCCACTTGTTGATTTTACCTTTTGCTTTTCTGTAAATATATCTTGGGTCATAACCTGCATATATACAGACCGTTACAAAGTCTGTGTTACCTACATCAATCCATTCTGAAGCAGATCTCATCTCTCCGTAACTTAAGGGTGTTGCTTGGCATCTTTCTGAACATGCCTCATAAACACCTTGTGATAAAACCGCTTTCCATAGTCTTTGTTCAGGTGTTAATTTTTGTTCAAAAATGGTTTCGCTATTTGCTAAGTCTGCCATTTAACTTTCTCGCTTTCTCGTTTACTAATGTTTTTACTACTTGACTACGACTTAATTTAACATCTGCTGCTAATTTAGTTTGTAGTTTTGTTATTGTTTCATATGTGGCATGATCCACTGTTATGTTTTTATACTTGCTAAAGTCAGTCATTATTTGATAACCTTTCTTTTTATGTTTATATTATTTATATAGGACATTAACTCAAAATATACAAGAGGTCAAATGAAATTTTTATTAATTATGACAATGTGCTCTAGCATATATCAAACCTGCATGCCCCCAGCAGAAATGCATCCTATGTATGATAAGTATGAAACCTGTGCAACCGCAGGTCATCAAAATAGTTTATATCTTTTAAAAGAAATGGGTCCTAGAGTAGAAGCAGATCGTATTACTGTTCATTTTGAGTGCAAACAAATGATTGGTGCCTAGACTCCACCCTCACCATTACACATATAGCCTATAACTCTTTTTTTATCATACATGTAGTAGTAATGATTAGTCATAAAAGTCTTTTTTCTTTTTTCATTTTTTACAACATTAGCTTGCCACCAAGAATAACAACTATTTTGCACTTCAAATGTATCTAATTTTATATCGCCTCCAAATGTAAGATACATCAGGGTAATCATTATGGGTTTCACTAACGCCCCTGGCCTTTGTACTTCTTTCTGTGAGGTTTTCTCTTGTTTAAGTTTTTGGTGTGTACACCTGGACGTTTTTTAGGTGTTCTTTTGTGATAGTTATTAACTCCAAATAAAGCTTTTTTCTTAGCCATCTTTTTTTTCTTCAGCTTTTCGTTTTACAAACTCTTGTTCTTCGCTATCAAGTTTTAGATATTTAATAGAACCATTTACGTACTGTCTTGTTTCCTGACCGCACATTGTGCATTTGTAATAATCTGTAACAATTGCAACTAATAAAGTATCTTCTTTACAGTGTGGGCATTCACCGTGCACAGTATCAATGTATCCAATTTTTATTGTTCTCATCCTAACCAAGGTAAGTATTTAACTTTACCGTCCTCTCGTCTAGCTTTAAGCCATTGGTTTCTATTATTTTCTGATGAATAACTACAATGAATCCATCCTGATGTTGGTTCGCCTTCTTTGTAAAATTCTAAAATCCCTTGATCTATCTCTAAATTATTTTTAATCCAAATTGCTAAATCTAAATTATCTACACCAGGTATTTCAAAATCTGCTGCCGCCGCTCCATTGTCAGCTACATGTTGACTGGTAACAGAGCTACCTATTTCTATACACAGCTGGGCACATCGAAATCCTGATGAAATGATTAATGGTTTATCAAAGTGTGATCTAATTGGTTGTAATACATTTACAGCCAATGCTTTTAAATTTTCTATTTGCGCTGGGTTAGGATTATTATTAATACCCTTACGTTCAGCTATTTGGCTTTTGGTAAGTTCGTCTAAAGTTATGTTAGCAGTTAATTTCATATTACTTTAAAGTTATAAGCTAAACTAATTCTTGTTTCATCTGAATTATTTTTTCCAACAGAGTGTCTTACATCTGATTTAAACATTATTAACTTTCCTGGCTCTGGTGTAAAGTCAAAATTTTGCCAAGTATAAGGGTTATTTTTATCATACAAAGGAGGCATTGTTCGTATTAATGGACCATTTATTCTTATATCTCCACTATTTTCGTTTGATTTAAGATAATAAACAGAAACTAATTGATCTGTAATATGATCATGTTCTTCTTGATAATCTCCAGGTTCATAATAATTAATCCAACTTGAATCACAGTTTATTTGTCTATTTTTGAAACCAACTATATCGGCAAAATCACATATACTATTAAATACAAATTTTGTTATTGAGTTAAATTTTTCATTTGTATGTACATTGTAAGTTCCACAAGTATTAAAAACAGTTGACTGCCAGTTACTTCCACCTTGTTTGTTTTCTTTTTTTATTTTGGTGCATTCATCAACAAGTTCATCTTGAACTTCGTTATGTTTTTCATTTGTAGTGATTGCTACGGGAACAGAAAAAAGATTTTGAATCATGGTCTAAGTGTATAAATGATCATACAGATTACAACAAGTAAAGCAATAGCTGTATTCATAGGAAATAAAAATTCCATTAGCTGTTAATTCCAACCAACCATAACACAATAAATATATAACAAATGGGTTCCATTATTGTATGTGAATTTTTTTGATTGATTTTGAACCATCAATATTTAACTCAATTTCAGCCTCACCGGACCAACATTGATACCTTACATTTTTACTGTACTGTCTCTCCGCCTGGCGCTTATGCTTCAAACAAGATCCCATCGACTCTTGTATACGTGCTTCTTTAATATCTCCTGATACAAACATTAATAATCCTACAACAGCCTCTATCATTGTTTTGCTCCATTTCCATTGTAATACATATCTCTGTTTTTATCTTTTAGTTCTTCAATATCTTCTAAAACTTTATCCATTTGTTTTCTTAAAAATTCAATATTCACTTTGTTTAAAGCCATGTTCTCAATGTGTTTGTTAATCTTTTCAGTGGTAGTGTAAAGATTCTCAATCATCATGAATTGTTCAGAATCGGCGGGCAATGATCCCATTTCTCCCCGTGGCCATTTTATTCTAAACTCTGTGTTCTTTTCAAGATCAGACTCCATAAGTTCTAGTCGCGTGTCGTGCTTGTTGAGCTGCTCAACAATACCGAAGTAGGCCCATACTCCAACAGCAACACCTGTAATGATACCTAAAATTGTTTTAAGATCTGTGCTTACAGCTGTGTTTTCTTTTAACTTCATTTTGGCATTGCTCCTTCAAAGATAACTACATCTGGATTATCTTTTAGATATTGTATCTTTAAATTTTCCCAATGACTACCCTCTGGTTTCTTATCAATAAACTTAACAACCCCTAATTTATTACACATATTAAATAACTCTGCAAATTCTAAAGGTGGAGGACTAATATTAGGTATTCTTTTGCACTCTTTTATAAGTTCAAGTTGGGTTTTTATTTTACTTTTCTTCTGCATTTCTGCAATATACTCATCACTACACACAGCACCTAAAGGCATACGAAATCTAAAACCTAATGTTTGATCTTGATATTCATTACTTGTACCTGTTTTATATTCGTGTTGTCGAAGTTCTGTATAAGTTTCCCAACTACCTCTTTCACAGGTATTATAATCATTTAGATATTCATTTCTTGCTTGAACATAAGTTGCAACGCAAAGAAAGAATGCGATCCAGAGTAAGTTATCTCGTAAGGTCTTTAAGGTCATAGGTATGATCCCTCACTGTGTCTGCTAGTTGTCTGTATAAATTTTCTGCCATTGTCCACGTTGCTTCTGCTGCGGACAATCTTTGTTTAAGGTCGTTAATATCTGCTGTGGAGTTAGTTAGTTTAGACTCCATTTTAATAATGGTTTCTTGGTTAGCTGTAATAGTGTCTGTTAAAGATAATACATATCTTACCGATGTAAATGTTCCTGCTATAATTGCTGCAACAACAGGAACAATTACAATATTCTTTTTAAACCACTCTAATTTACTTTTAGGTTTCTTCATTACTTATCTAGACCAGCTGTAAACCAATCTATAAATCTGTTCCATAAACTTTTAACTTTGTCCCAAGTTTTGCAACAAATATTTTTACATTTATTAATCATTTTTTTTCTCCTCAATTTCGTAGAAAAAGTTATCGGTATCTTCAGTTTTCCAATCACTTGTATTTTCTACATTCCACTCAGATGTCTGCACTTTCCATTTAGGAATATCATCTTTCACTGTGAATGATGGTATGTCCCATATACATCTATTGTTAGGTTGTGCTGCATAATTCCCGTCGTCTAGGGCTATGATGTGAGCACATTTATGCTCGTGCGGTATCTCTGAGTGATCCGTGTCTAATATATTAGGCTCTGGATGAGCAAAGTCAACCGTAAATAAGTATTTACCAGGGTGCCATTTTTTATCTTTTCCGATGTATTTACCGGCCTGTCCTTCTAAGATATCCCAATTAGTAACAGCAGGATAGTAACTAAAACAATTCCATAACTGTAACTCATCAAGTCTACGTTTAGGAACGTCTTCTGGCTTAAAGCCTCTTTGAATGAACGCAGATATTGGGAGACGATAGAAGACAGCTCCATTTTCCATAATACAATGAAAAAGTATACTGTGCCCCGTAATACTCGATAAACCAAAAATAATGCAGTCTTCAACTTCACCATGATGTTTTTTAAGGTCAAATAAATATTCTCTCTTAATTTGTGCATAAGTTACCGGTATGTTTGCGTTTAGATATGCCATAATTATCCATTAATTTCACCCCAAGTTTTACCTGATTCATAATCTACTTTATTGGGAACTTCTAAACTAACAGCATTCTCCATAATTTCAATAATTTTATTAGACTGTTCTTCTGACTGTATAGAAATATCTAACTCATCATGAATTTGTATGTGTGGCACAATGCCTTCGTTATATAAATCTACCATAGCTTTCTTTGTCATGTCTGCTGCTGATCCTTGTATTAATTTATTTAAAGCTTTGTATGTAAATGCTCTTCTGATTCTACCTCTGCCATAAGTTCTTTCTGCCTCTTCAAAGTCCATAGGTTTATGCATACCAAATTGATTTGGTTCCCATTTATTAAATCTACATCTACGTCCTAGTAGTGTTCCTATAGATCCGGATGTCTGAGCTGTCTTAGATGTATAATTCATAAGATCTCGAACAAAGGGTACGTTCTGATGATACTGATTAAATAAATCTTCTGCTTCTTCTTTTGTATTTAATCCTAATTCAGCTTGTAGCTTTGCTTTACCCATACCATAGAAAAGACCCAAATTGATCGTCTTGGCTTGTGTTCTAGATATGTTGGCCATATCAGCTACAGTCTGGTGGAAATCTACAGAGTTGTCTTTAAATTTATCTACTATGTTTGTAACTGAATTATCAAAACAGATTGGCTCTGTTGTTGCTGCGTAGTGCACAACTAATCTTGGTTCTTGTTGACTGTAATCAAAACAACCCCACTTGTGATTTTTTTCTGGAATAAATAAAGATCTAATCATTGGCCCTAGTTCTTTGTTTCTTGCAGGTATCTGCTGTAAATTTGGATTTGAATAACTAAATCGTCCTGTAACTGTACCACCTTGATCTGATCGTATTGGATTTATGTCTGCGTGTATTCTTCCCCTGTGTTCATGTTTTAATATTGTATCTATGAAAGTTGTATGTGCCTTGTTTATTTCTCTAGCTTTTGCTATGCTCTTAACCAACGGGTGTTTATGAGTGGAAAGGAAATTTTTTGTAAATGAAGGTGAGCTTGTTTTCTCAGTTGTATGGTAATCTAAGGAAAGTTTGTCGAAAACTTTGGCAATCGATCTTGCTGCCCATATTTGGACATCTATACCTGTTTCTGCTTTTACTTGGTACATTAATTGCTCTTCTTGTTTACACAACTGTTGTTTCAATTTATGAGCTTGTTCGACATCGACACACACCCCTTTAAACTTCATATCAATTAAACATGGAAACAACTGTGTTTCTAAATCAAATACGTTTGTTAAGTTTTGTTTTGTAATTTCTCTAGATAATACTTTAAATAATTCTAATGTAAGTTCAGCATCTTTCTCTGCATAAGAACCTACATACATTGCAGGTAGTTTATACATTTCTTTTTTAGGATCTATACCCCAAGACTCCGCAGCTTCTTTCAAAGCTTTCTCATTCTTTACTTCTCCAAGATAATCAAATGATACACTGTTTAGTGAATACCATAATCTATTCTCATCAATTAATGAGGCCATAACCATTGTATCTATAATGTGACCATTGATAGGTATACCGTATGATTTAATCCAACATACATCATACATTGCATTGTGAAATATTTTTACAGCATCTGTTGCACAAACTTTTTTGAACCATTCTAAAACAATTCTTTTATCCATATTACCACCACCTTCGTGTGCAATTGGATAATAACCTGACCATCCTTCTACAGCCACAGCAATACCTACAATCTCACCATGACCTTGTATGGCACCAGATCCTCTTGCTTTAAGATCAGGATCTTTTGTTTCTAAGTCAATTGAAATATATTTTGCATCGGATAAATCCGGAAAGTTTTCGGGGCAATCCCATTCTGTTTGTACTGAAAACATTATAAAATAAATTCCATCCATTGATAAAAATACAATGCAGTAAACATTGTAATAGTTATCAAATCCATTTTTGCTAATTTCATCTTTTCTTCCTTTTCATATCTCTTAATTTCTTAATCTCTAATTCACAATAATGTATTATCTTTTCTAAATCTTCTACACCATTCTTTTGCAAATATCTACAAACATATTTTACAACACAGCCCTGGAAGAAAGAGAGATTATTTTTTGAAATAAACTCGTACGGCTGAATGTGAAAATTTTTATAATGTTTGCCTCCTATTTGTTTTTCTTGTGGTTCTAGATCTTTAAATATACTTTCGTCTGTCATACTATTGGTCCTCCTATGTTATATTGATAGTCTCCCGTTGCTTGCGGGAGATACAGATTTTCTTTTGCTCTTGTTATACCTACAAAAAACAATCTATGCTCAGGATCAGGATCTTTTAATGCTGAATCGTATATAATTTTTTCTATGTCTGTATACAAAACAACATTGTCTGCTTCTTCTCCTTTTACACCATGTATTGTAGATACTTTTATTCTTGCTGGTTTCATTAGATCATCACCGTTCTTTAGAATCGTTCTAATGTAGTCTTTACTTGCGTCAGGAAAATTTAATGTTTCCCAGCTCCCCGTCGCTCGCAACCCGTGTTCAGATTTTAGTTGGTCAAGATCAACACCAGTTATATTTTCTAGTGATTTTCCTCCAGCAAAACCTCTTTCAACGTGTCCTTGTTTAACAGTTAAATAATCCCATAAATCTTTTATATCTTCTTTATTTACAATGGCTCCTTGATGTAAACGATGCCAGACTCTATAAGCATTTAACATATCTTTAGGTAAAAGAGTTTGATTCTTTGCATCAAATCTTAAATGATTATCGTATAAATATTCTTTTATAGGTTCTAACATTTTATTTGTTCTAGCTAAAATCATCCAGTTACCAGAATTAAAATTTAATTCTTCTAATGTAACATCCTCATAAACATTTCCTTCTGCATCTCTTGGTTCCCATTTCTTTTCTAATCGTTCAGACATATATGGAAATATAGACTCTGCTAATTTATGTATTTTTTTAGGCACTCTTCTTGATTTAATTTGAGGGTCTTCAATTCCTTTTAAGTCAATAAATATTTTAGGATTAGCACCTTGAAACGTATAGATAGTTTGATCATCATCCCCTGCAATGTAAGAACGAATGGAAACGCTCTCCAGATAGAAAAACATATCCCATTGCAGAGGACTTAGATCTTGTGCTTCATCAAGAAACACAACATCGATAGCAGGACATTTACGCTTATCGACAAACTGAGAAATCATGTCAGAGTATTCAACCATACCTGTTCCATCTTTAAAATTTATAAGATCTTTGTTTAACTGTTCTACAAAACCAATATCAATTAAATGTATGATATCTAGATCCATTGCTGCTTGTTGTAAGTCTAGTTTTCTAGATCTTGCATATTGAATTACTTTCATATTTGGGTTCATGTATTCTACATAACCTGCTTCGTTTACATAGGATTCAAAAGACATGTCTCTACATATCTGTGAAAAATTTTTAAAACTATTCCATCTACTTCCTTTCAATAATTGTGTTTTAGTATTTATTTGAAGTTCTTTAGTTCCTAAAGAATGCATAGTTCCTATGTGATATAAATTATTTTTTATTCTCCTGTTTGCTTCATCAGCTGCAGCATTACTAAAAGATATGTAGATAATTTTTTGTGGATCTGTTTTATGTTCTTTAAGTTCTTTATCAAGATACTTTGTTAAAGTAAAAGTTTTACCTGTACCTGGAGGACCTGCTATAAGTGTTCTATGCAAAAGGCGCCTCTTTTATTTTTGTATTTCTTATAACTGGTTTATCTATCTCAACGTTTTCTACGATAAGATATCTTGTTGATTTGTTATCTAGTTTAGCAACCTCTTCCTCTGCACCAAAAAGAACTTGTAACATTCTCATAGTAGTTTCATATTTTACATTCCAAGATTTACTTCTAAGTAAAAAATTCCAAAAACTTTTAAATTTAAAATAACTTTTGCCTTCTTCTGTGTATGCAACACCTTTTCTTATGTCCTCTATCTTTTTACCATTTGCTCTTGTAATAAAGTCAGTTAATAATTCTTTTAATTGTATGTCTGTCTTAATAGCTTCTGGAGCTTCAATAGGTATAACACTTTGTAATAATTTATTGATTTGTTTTCTCCATATTAATTTTGCAACAGGTAACATAGCTTGGTTAATTTGCTCTACACATTTTAGAGAAAATTTATCAGGATCATGTAATTCAACAGCAGAACATTCAACAATGTCTTCACCTATTGTTACATAAAAGATAGGTGGGTTTGATGTATATTTTTGTATTTCTTTTATTTCTAAACCAGGAGTAAAGTCATCACCTACACCAAATTCTTGTCTAACACATTTTCTAGAATTACAAAAAGAAACTATTGGTTCATCTTTGCATTTGTATTGATATTCTTTCCCTGTAATTGATTTGATTAATTCATCCATCTCTTTTTTATCTAAAGGTGGTTGACAAAACTTTTTATTGTATTCAAAAATTTCTGTATCCCATGTATCAGGAAATCTTTTCTTACAGTAAATACCAAAGTTATACATAGCATTATTTCTTTTACCGTTAGGTATACCTTCTTTAGCTAACATCTTTAGACATGGTGGTGATCCTTTTAATAAATCATCTTCTTTTACTTTTTCTTCTTTTACACTTAGTGCAACCAACTGTTCTTCTGTTAATACAATTTTTTCATAATGATTAAAAAATTCATCAAGTGTCATAGCTGTAGCATCTTCTTTAAATGCATACCTCAATGTTTGATTTGCATCATGATAAGGAAGATTTAAAAAACTACCTACATCTCCTCTTTCTTTTTTTATATGATTTTGTTTTGGAAATATTTCTGATCTTGCAAAACCTATGCTTGCTGCAATATCTTTTAATTTATTTCTAAATAATGCTGCAGGTGCAAATTCTTTTGTAAATAAAAATACGTGAGCACCCCCCGATTTAGATCTAAATACAGTTAGTGGTAGTTTCTTTGCAATAATTTTATCTATAAGTTCTTTATGATTTAAAGTGTAAACATCTATATCTATACATGCCCATTTACATTTACTATCTTCGTTTATGGGTATGATACCTAACGCAGGATCAACACCATTTAAATGATCTACCCACATTTTTTCTGTGACAGGATATTTTTTTATTGTTGATTTAGTTTTGTGTTTACCTCTGTCATCATACTCATCTGTCTTTCGAGTTTGACCATAAGCATTACTAGATCCTTCAAATATTTTTTTAAATTTCTGTATGTCCATTTACTTTCCATTTTAATATGGGCGGCATTACTACCGCCCAATATAATTAAGCTTTGTTTTTAATGCCTTCGTAGAACTTTTTTGCTCGTTCATACATATTAGCATTTTCTAACATTCCAACTTTCTCTACGTTGTAGCCGTACCATTGATTACCTTTACCTGTATTTAATACAGAAGATAATTTATAAATGTGACTAAACGATGGTGGAGTAAATGAACCATTCTTACCATCTAAACTAATAGACTTCATCATGGAGTTCCATTTTCTGCTGACTTTACCTTGAGATGAACTCATAGATATCATCGCAGTTTCAGAACCTTTGTCTCCTATAATAATTACAAAGTGTTGACCAACAGTTAAGATGTAATTACCGTTTTGTAATCTATCTTTACCATCAGGTCCCTTTGTAGTTTTTTCTAGAATATCCGAAGTGTCAGGATAAATCATTTCGGGTCTACCTGAACCTGTTCCATAATCTGCCCATTCTTGGTATTCTAGTTTATAATGACATGGAATAACCTGTATTCCTTGATCACCATTGTATAACTGTTTCGTAACAGTGTTTAAGAACATTCCAGGTTCTGCACCTTCAACATAATTTTGATTACGTTTCTGTGCTTCAGCTGAACCGTTCTGTAAAAGTTTTAAGATAGGTGGAGCCAGACTTTCTGTCTTCACATTCTCAAAACCAGCTTGTGCATCTGCTTCAAATAATGAAGCTGATGGAAGATTTGCATCTCTCTTTGTCATTTGTTTCGCGTTACTCATTTCTCGTTTCTCCTATAGTTAACGTCTTGTTATTTTTGTTTGGTTACCTTCAAACGGTTTAAATAGGTCGGCAGGAACGTCTTGTCCAGATTCAAGTCGTTCCCTGACCAGTGCCTTGAGTGTCATTGGGTTTACTCCAATCTTCTGGACAGGTTCAAACCCTTGACCTCGTGCAAGGTTAGCATATGTTGCTGCCTTGTTATCTTCGCCACGACCAAAGGTAACGGTAATATCATTTTTAATAATATCACCTAGACCGTTGTTACGAAGCCATGTAAAAGCCTCCTCTTGTCTATCTTTAGGAATGGACGCACCGTATACTTTTTTTATTTCTACAGCCTCACCGTCCTTTAGCTTTAATTTTGTAATCTGCATTTCATCCATCATAGCTGGAATCTCAATGCTTGAAATTGCTCTTGCTTTTTCTTTTAATTTTTTTAGAGACTCTTCGGCATTTGCAATTTCATCTTCAAAATCTTTTAGTTCTAATATTTTATCTGATAATCGTTTAGCAGAATCTATTTGCTCAACAGATTGCATTCTATCATTTTCAAAATCAATTTTTGTCATAACTTTCTTACCTTTCTATATACTTATTTTTTTTTAATTGTCAACCTTTGTTATATAAATCTATTTCAACTGGATAGTATCTCCTCTCCTGTTTGTCCCATTTTAATAATTTATATTTTCCATTTGTAATATCAGAAACTATTGAACAAGCTACACCAATAATTGCTGGGTCACCTGTTAATAATAAATAATCTTCTTCTGTATAATCTTTTAATTTTTGTTTTAATGTTGTTACCACATAAGTTGGACTCAAAATAATTTGAGAGTTTTCAGGTAATAACACTTTAAGTTGTCCAAATTGTGTCGCCCCAATAATATTTATTTTGGGTGCTCCTGCTTTAGTTCCTGGTATGTCTTGTATAACAAAGACTTTTGACATTAATAATATATCCTTCTTGACATTTAATAGCACATAATATATATGCTTCCAATAGAAAGTTAAAATATATTATGCATTATAAATATAAAAGCAAGCCTTTTGCTCATCAGAAAAAAGCCCTTGAAATGTCATGGGATAAAGAAGTTTTTGCGTACTTTATGGAGATGGGAACAGGTAAATCAAAGGTATTAATTGATAACATTGCTATGCTTTATAACGCTGGCAAGATAGATGGTGCGTTAATTATTGCACCAAAAGGTGTTTATAAGAATTGGTTTGACTCTGAAATACCGAGTCATATGCCTGATTATATAGAAAAGAAAGTTGGCTTATGGAGAACTAAACCTGATGCTGCAGACCTAAAACCTATGTTTTCTACAGGTGCAGAGCTTCATATATTGATTATGAATGTAGAAGCATTTTCTACAAAAAAAGGTGTAGATTTTGCAAAAAAGTTTTTAGCTTCTCATAAAACTATAATGGCAATTGATGAATCAACTTCTATAAAAAATCCTCAAGCAAAAAGAACAAGAGCAATTATAGATATTAGTATTAATTCTAAATATAGAAGAATACTTACAGGTTCGCCTGTAACTAAATCACCATTAGATTTATTTGCACAATGTTATTTTTTAAGTCCTTTTTTATTAGGACATGAATCTTACTACACATTTAAAATTAGATATGCGATTACTAAACAAGTAAATGTATCAGGTAGAATGATTCAACTTGTTGTTGGTTATAGAAACTTACCTGAACTATCTGATAAAATAAAACCTTTTTCATATCGTGTATTAAAAGATGATTGTTTAGATTTACCAAAGAAAACATATTCAAAACGTACAGTAGAATTAACTGATGAACAAAAGAAACTTTATAAACAAATGAAACAAGAAGCTATTGCATTTCTAAATGGTAAAGTAGTTTCGTCTACAACTGTAATTACTCAATTAATGAGATTACATCAAATAACTTGTGGTCATTTCACATCTAATGATGGTGTAGTTCAAGATGTAAAAAGCAATCGTATTAATCAACTAATGGATATTCTTGAAGAGGTTGAAGGCAAAGCTGTTATATGGGCACATTACAGATATGATATTAAAAAAATTGTAGAATCTATATCAAAAAAATATGGTGAAAATACAGTTGTTACATATTATGGTGATACATCAACAGATGATAGACAGAAAGCTATTAAGAAAATACAAGACCCTGAAAGTCCTGTTAGATTTATTGTAGGCACACCTCAAACAGGAGGTTATGGTATTACACTTACAGGTGCATCAACAATGATTTATTATTCTAATGGTTATGATCTTGAAAAGAGACAACAGTCGGAAGCTAGAATAGATCGTATTGGTCAAGAAAAACCTATGACATATATTGATCTTATTTGTGAAGATACTATTGATACAAAAATAGTTACTTCTCTTCGTAACAAAGTAAACATTGCTACTGAAATAATGGGTGAAGAATTAAAAGATTGGATTTAAAGTTTTTGTAAGAGAACTAAAATAACACCACCCATACCTGTGATGACTGCTCCCATAGATACTAATAATATTCTTTCTACTCTAGTAATTTGATTTTCTAATTTTTGAATCTTGTCGTGAGTTTGTTTCTGCATAATTCTGCAAAGTTTTTCGTGTGAGTCTATTCGTTGTAGTGCGTTGTCTTTAGTCATTATACAATACCTCTTTGTCTTAATCTTATAGCTTTTTCTTCATCTGAAAGTAAAGCATTTTCTGTTGTGGTCAACCCTGATTGCATAGGCATTGGTGGTGTTGAAACAATTTGTGGGTTAGGTTGTGGTTGTTCCGGTAATGGTGGTGTTGGTATATCATTAATAGAAGAACTTCTTTTTTCACCAGTTAAATAATCTTCTAATCTTATTTGATCTTGATACCTATCTTCTAAAGACATACCTGTCATATCCTGTTTCATTTCATTTAAAATTTGCAATACTTCTTCATCTAAAGGTGCTTCAAATGTTAGTTGTTCAAATTGTTCTTCTAATTTTTCTCTTTGTTCTCTAACTTTTTTGCTATAACCTGGACTAATTTTAAATGGCAAATATTCACCTTCGTTCATAAAATTAAATTCTTTTCTAATTCCTCTATCTACGTAAAGTTTTTTCATAGCATCTTCATCAACTTCTAAAATTCTTGCTAACTCATTTATATTTTTTTGTTTTCTCATAGCTTTAAATCTTTGTCGATTAGCTATGTAGTATCTTTCAATAATATCATCTCTAGATATTTCTCCCCCTTTTGTTGTTGGGGATGTTAATAAACTTCTTGTTCCTGCAACTGATTTTTTAAATTCATATATTTTATATGGCATACTTTTCATTGGATCTAGTTTTACTCCTCTTAAACCATAAAAACCTGCTATTTCATCATCTACATTAAATTTCTCGCCTCTCGGTCCTGGTTTATCTTGTATGGCAGAACCTAATCTTTTAAATTGTTTGAAAGAAAAAGGAGCTGTTGCTTCTATTGTATACTCAACTGCTTTTGAAATTTTTTCTCCTTGAGGTGCATCTTCATTCCATATTCTATAACCCTCTTTTGTTTCTCCATCTCTAACTAAAATGTCTAGCATTGTTGCATACCAAATAGATGGTTCAATAAACGGTCTAGCTAATCTTGACATACCTCTTGCCAGACCTTCATATAAACCAGGTATTAAAGGTTTTGAAGGATCAATAACTCTTTGTTCTTCAACAGCAGCTAACGCAGCAGTAATTGGGTTAGTTAAAGTATCATAAACAAATGCACCGGATGCATCTATGTAATTTAGTGAACCATCCTCATCTCGAGTAAGAAATATAATAGATTCTTTTGAATAGTATGGAACAAATTCTCTGGCTGCTGCTGCCATATCTTTAGTTATACCATATAAGTTTCTTGTTACTTCACCTATTACTGGTATGGCAATTCCTATCGTTGTTGCTGCAGATGCTAATCTTTTATAACCAATTGCAGCTGTGATAGGATTTTTTGCTTCTTTAAGAGCGATCTCAATTAAATTTACACCATTTCTTAAAATTTCAGCAGGCCATGCTAAGAAGTTTCCTAAAGGTAATCTCCGAACAGCTTGAACTAATCTACCTACATAGCCATAGTTTGGCATATAGTTTCTAACTAAATTTGCAGCTGTCTTCATTAACTCTAAATCTGAAGGCATTTGTTTTATTTTACCTGCATTAAAAGCAGCTGTGTAAGCTTTTTTATAACTATCAAAGTCACCTAAGAAAGAAAAAATTTTCCAAAGATCATCTTCAGCTACATACAAGTCTCCAGCTTTTGTATATAAATTTTTTAATCCTTGACCAAATCTACCAAAAAATCTTTGATAAACATCCCCACCTTTTCCAATGTCATCTAATACTCCTGCAATATCTCTTGCTACAGCAGAAGAATTTACTACTTGTTCTTCTAATAAAAATTTATACATAGCCTGATCTTTAGGTAAATTACGATAAAGTAATTGAGGTTGAACTGTATTGAAAGCTTGTTTAAAATTTTTAACTACTGTAATTGGATTTTTAAAAACATTACCAGAAGCCATAGCAAATATACTAGAACCAACAAAGTTTCTTGTATGTGTAAAAGGACCCAATATTGTTTTTGATATTTGAGTTGCACCTTTTGGTATTAAAATTAAATGTTTATAAAAAGCATTTTTAGCAAATTCATCAAAAGGTATTTTCTCTGCAAATTGTAAAGCGTCAGCAAATTTTTTACTTGTAAAATATCCATTCAATGGATTTGTGTAAGCACTCTCACCTAAAGGCGATTTTATTTGTAAACCATTTTTACTAGTAATTAATTGTTGGTTAGGTAAATTTTTTATAGCCTGTAGTCTTGTTGGATACACAACTGCTCGTTTACCTTGTTTAATTAACTCTTCACTATTTTTTAATACATTTGAATACAACTCATCTTTAGCAACTATCGATGCTAAATCATTTATAGTGTTTATAATTGTGTTTCTGATATCTCTTTTTTGTCCAAATAATCTTTGAAAATCTCGTAAATCATCTTTTGTTTTTATTAACTTACCAGGTTTGAAAACACCTTTTTTAAAACTATCTGCAATGTTTATAAGCTGTGTTTGTGTATCATCTAAAGCATTTAATTTAGTCATAAAGAAACGTGGTGTTTTAGTTACTTCATCTATCTGTACGTTTTTTATAATATCATCTACTATTAAATCTAATTCTGTATCAGCTAGTTTAACTCCTTCTGATTTACCATATCTATCTATAACAGATTTTACAGCATTTACATTGGCTTCAGCTGGTTTATAATTAGCCCAAGGTAAAATACTTCTGTCTGTTGATATTTTGTATTCTGATGTAAACATATTTTTCATACGATCAGACATTATTTCGTTAAATTGTTTTGAACCAACATTTAAATTTTTACTTGTAAGCAAAGCATTTTTAAATATGTTAAATTCATTTCTAATTTTTATTAAATCGGAGACGATAGCTTTTTGATCATTTGCAGTAATATCAAGTTCGTCTGCAAATTTTTTAAATTCTTTCATTGTTTTTGAATCAAAACCATTAAATATAATTTTATTATTTTTAACTACATCTTGACCTCCTGTTAAAAGTTCATCTACTCTTCCTATAATTCTTTTAAATGCTGGACTACCTTTTGAAATACCGGATCGTTTTGCAATATCAAATAATGTTTTATCTATATCTAATATCAAATCTTTTGATGTAACTTGTCCTGCATTAATTTGACCTTCTACTTTTTTAGTTCCTTCAAACAGTTTTTGTTCTTTAAACCCTCTTGGTCTTAAATCTGCTGCAAATCTATCTATCCATCTATCAATAGCTTTGTTACTATAAGCAAGTTTATCTCCTTGCTCGATTAATTTATTTGTTACCTTTCCTAAACCATAGCCTACAACAACAGATATCAAACCTGTGTCAGCTCCAAACTTAAATCTGTTTGTTAAATTTCTAACAGCTTCGTCTTTAGCATCTTCTCTTTTTACTCTATCTAATCGTGTTGGAAAATCAAAACCAATTAATTCATTTAATGCTTCTATATCTCCTAACGTACCTATGTCTTCAGTTTCTGCTACAAGACCTGCACCAATTCCACCACCAATACCTATAGCTATGTATTTATTTTTACCTGATAATTTATTTAATTCTTTTGCTTTTTCTAAAGCTTTAACCATGTTTTTATTTGGTTTAGCAACTTTTCCTACTTTAGCTGCCTTTATATAATTGTTAGCTATTTGTTTAGCTTTATTTCCTAAATATAAAGTTCCAGATGCTCCTGCTCTACCTCCAACATATAATTGAGTAAATGCAGAAGTTAATCTACCTACAGCATCTTGATATGCAATTTCTTCTGCTCCTCTTTCTAATTTTCCAAAAACAGACTCATCAAAATCTTTTTCTAGTTTAGCAAATAAACCTGCATCTTTTTTTATATTCTCTTCACCCAATGCATCAACTATCGCACCAGTTAAAGTATAAGCGTTTTTTGCTATTTTTAGTGAAGCATCAAGCACACCAATAACACCTGTTTCTAATATTGTGTATTCATTTGAGGGAACTTCTTCCCCTTTTATTGTTCTGTATAATTTTTCTGCTGCGGTAAATCCTGTAGTAAAAACAGGCGCTCCTTGTTTATATGATTCTGGTAATTTATCTGAATCAAGATCTCCAGGTTTAAAGGCAGGTTGACTATAATTTTCTGTTTCGATCGCTACTTCATCAACATCAGGAAGTTCATCCAAGTTAGGAGTTTGTGGTAATTTTTTACTGTTTTCAAGTTCTGTTTTTGAAGACATTACTTACTCCTATTTTAATAATATTAATGATTTCTGTCCATCGAAATAATATAAGTTACGTGTTACGGGATCTAAATAAACATTGTTTGGTTGTAAAGTACTTGGTGGATTTCTGTCAGGCGCTGCCCAAACATAATTACCTGTAGTTGTTTCTAATTCAAAATTTCTAGGTATAAGACCTTTTAATCTTCCTCCAACTTTTCTTCTAAAGTCTCCATCATTTGCTATTTTGTATTGTGTTTCTGCTAAAGCTTTAGCATCAGCATAGTTTAAAGAAGTATCTGTTTGTATTCTTTTTGTAATATCTTCTATCGTTTTTGTTCTTAAAGCATCTGATTTATCTACACCTTCTAATTCAGTTGTTCTAATTACATATTCAAATGTCTCATCATAACTTTGAAATTGTCTTTGATCTTCTGGTTTTTGAGATTCAATAGCCCAAAGATCTTTTGCTAATTTTTGATATTTTAAAAGTTTTTGATCGCTTGTTCCTGATAATGTTTTTAAAAATGTTTGTTGTCCAAGATCTCTAGCTTTTTGTATTTTAGGTTCAAACATCTTTTGAAAGTTAGCACCTGTTTGTCCTAATGCTCCACCTAAGGTTTGAAACTGACCAGCTGGTGCAGCACTTGCACCAAACGCTCTTAAAAAATCTCTAACTTGTTCTCCATAAGCAGGCGTTGCTTGTTGTTGAACAGCTTGACCAACTTGTTTTGCAAATGCAGTTCTTGCAGGATCTAATGATCCTTCGTTATAATTTTTTCTTTTTTCTAAGTTAGCAGTAATACCTGTTCCATAAGGGTTAGGTCTGCCACCTCTAAACATTGGTCTACGTAAAATTCTTGACATAATAATTACTACCTATACAAACTACCAAGACCACCTTGTGGTGATAGTCCTCCATAAACAGTACCAAAAGCTTGAGCTGCTGTTAAAGCTGGAGAAGTTACTTGAGGAGGAGAATAAACAGCTCCTGGAGTTCCTTGTGCAATTCCTCCAAATACATTTGTAGCTCCTGTTAATTGTTGTAATGGAAATTGTTGTGCTATTATATTAGCTTGCTGATTGGCATCTAAAATAGATTGTGAATATTGTTGAGCACCTGTTCCAGCTAAACCTAACTCTTGAGTAATTCCTCTTCCTAATTGTTGTTGAATTTGTGGAAGTGTTGTTACGTTTCCTAATGCTTGTTGTTGTAAAGCTTGAGCTTGTTGTAAACCTTGTTGTCTTATTGCAGCTATTTGTGCTGCATCAGAAATATCTCTTTGTCTTTCATATTCAGCTCTTTGTACACCTTCTCTACCACTACCAAAAGCTCCAGCGCCAATAGCTTCAGCTGCTAGTCTTGTTCTTCCCGCTGCTCGTTGCTCGTCTAATAAAGTTTGTGTCGTGTCGATAACTTCTTGTTGATATGGAGACATGTAAGATTGATATGCAGATGGATCTAATAAACCTTCTGCTCTATCTAAAAATGGTTCGTATTGTGCAACTCCTGTACCTTGACCAACACCTGTAACAGCTCCGGTATCTGGTGAAAATTGTAAAGAACCTAATCCAGCTTGTGTTGCACTTCTTTGTTGAGCTGCTTGAATAAGAGGACTGACTTGAGAAATCTGTGGCGTAATGCCAGTTACATCATATGCTTGACCTTCTGCAGGTAAAGTTGATGCAAGAACGTCTGAAAGTCTTTCACCTAGTGGTTCTAAAAATGGTTGTGGGTATGCCATTATACTTTGCCTCCTTCTTCTAATTTTTTCATAAGAGCGTACATTCTTTCAGAGCCTTCTTCTACGTCTCCGCCTCCCATACCTCTTACCGCATCTGCTGTAAAAACAAATTCATTATTTGATAACATTGCTGGAATGTCATCTTCTTTTTCTTTTATTCCAACTGGTGGTATAAATCCACCTGTTTCTCTTAAATCCATTTCTGTTACACCTTTAGGGTTTTGTCTAATAGGTAAACCTTCATACATTGATGCTTGCATAGCATTTTCGCTTGCAGTATCTCCCATAGCGTAATTCATTCTAGCATTCATAATACCACCATCCATAACTGGTGCTCTTACTACATCTTTTAGTTCATCTGGTGTTTCAACTTCGTATCTAGCTAAGTTAGAAGGATCTTTATATCGTTCTGTATATTTAGCTACTTCTGCTTTGTATTGATTAAATTCGTTTTCTAATCTATTTTTTAAATCTTGTTGTTCTTTGTAAGTTAAACCAGCTAATGTTCCTGCTGCAGCTAATGCAATTAAATTTTGATAAGTTTTCATTGTTTCATTTGAAATTCCTAGGATACCCTCACCGCTTCTTCTAGTACTTCCCATATCAACACCTACTTTCATATCTTCTGGTCTTTCAAATTCAGGGAAAGTACTCATCATAGCTATGTCTTTAATTGTTGGCTGTCCAAATCCAGGTGTTTGAAATATTGAACCTGATTGTCCCATGTTTCCAGTTGCAAAAGGATTTAATCCATATTGTCCGCCACCTGTTCCTGGAACAAATCCACCTATATCTAATCCTTGGTAATCTCCACCAACACCAGAAGCTCTTACACCAGTATATGCTTGTGCGTATGGTTGATAAGGATTTGGAATAACTGCAGCTGCTTGTATAACAGGGTCTGCAATTTTTGTTATTGATTTAACTGCTTTTTTAAGTGAGCTTCCCAAACCATATTGTTCTCTTGGCATTGCATTCATAATACCACCGCCCATGTATAATTGTCTATTCATCTGTCCTCTTGATATTGTCATAATTTAGCTAAATATTAGGCAGGCCTTGAATCCTGGAACGTCCACTTTACTTAATTTTTTGTTTGGCGTCAATCTTTTTTAAATCAAGCGTGAGGTCATCTATCAACTTACCCTTAAATTGATACTCTCCTACGTGAGAAATTTCATCTAACACATATAAATGGCATTTACCACCTATTGCTGTCCATCTTTTACAGAAGCCAAAGTCCTCACCATAATATCTCTTTGTTTCAGGCTCATGATAGGTATCAAAAAAATTGTAAAAATAAGGTCTTGGAACTTCTGCTCCGTTAATAATCGTAGGTTGTTTAATTTCTAAATTAGGGTAGGCCTTTATCATTCTATGAAATACATTTTTCTTAATTAACATACATCCTGTTGGAGCGTGGGATACTTCAGCAACTCCTTCTTTAACTTTTATTTGATTACTACCTTCTATTTTTATAGGCCAAATAAAACCTAATCTAGAAAGTTGTTCTCCGGTCATATTGGGTTGTTTTCTCTTTTCTACTTTATTCCAATCAATAGTTTTCATTGGATAAGGAGCAGCAATAACATCTACATCTTTTTCTATCATTTTAAATATTGTTTCTGGCTTAAATTCAACATCAGAATCTATAAATAAGAAATGAGTATAAGGATGTTTATCACATTCTTCTAAAAAATTAGAAACACAAAGGTTTCTACCTTGAGTAACCAAAGAAGATTTTAACAACGTAAAACTAACTAAAATACCTTGACCAAGACAAACTTGTTGAAACTTTAAAAGTGATTGAGTGTAGTGAATAGAACATTCTGAATGACAAGGTGTTGCTACAAAAATAGAAACTTTTTTACTGACAGGTTGGTTAATCCATATGGGTGTATTATTTTGCATTTAGTATTCCTTTCAAAAAGTTAGTCCAAGCCATACCTATTTTATTCCAATTATAATATTGATTTGTATATTCTATTTGAAATTTTAAATGTTTTTGTATTCCAGGATTATTTAAATTAGGTGCTGCATTTTCAACAGCAAAAGCAAAATTAGCTGCTAAACTTAAATGATTATGTTGATAAGGAACATAGGTTGAAAACTCAGCACAAGTTTCATACAAAGCTCCAAAGTCTGTAGTAATAATGTATAAACCAGCTGCCATAGCTTCTACTGCAGATATACAAAAAGTTTCTTCCCAAATATTAGGATAAACAAACATATCATATTTATGTAAATTTTCTTTTATATATTCATTTGGTTTATATCCAATATAATTAACATTCGGTAGCTGTTTAGCTTGAGAATATAATTCTTCATAATGTTTATCATTCATTTGTTTAAATGCTGTGCCATATACTTCACAAGAAGAATAAACATCTAATTCTATATTAGGATTTTTTATAAGTTGCATCGTTGCTAACATTACATTTAATCCTCTCCAAGGTGTAGGATGAAAAATTAATTTTACTTTTTTATCTTTTTTTTGAAGATCTCTAGGTTTAATATTATCTATTCCATTTTTAATTACTAAACATTTTTCTGTTGGTACATCAAACTCTTTTCTAAATTGTTCATAATTCCAATGTGAGTTAAATACATACCAATCATATTTTTTGTGATTGTTTTTATCTAAAAACCAAGGTCTTAAATTAGGTTGATCATAAGAATTTTTTTGCCAAAGTATGTTTGGCTTTGTTGGATGTAACGGAATTTTTTCTGGAACTGAAGTTGTTATTTGAACTTTATCTAAAAAACTTTTATCAACATGCTTTTTTAAATATTCAAACTGTAATTCAGTACCACCTCGTGGTTCTTGCATAAATTACTTTCTGCCCATTACTTTTTGTAACAAATCTAATCCTTTGTTTGTTACAGTAATAGTAGTGTCTGTAGCTAAATCTTCGATAGAATGATTTTCTAAAAACAATTCTTTGCTATCATAACATTTATCCGTAGACTTACTTCTAAAAGTTTGTTTTGTTATCGTTTCTATTTTTGGTATTTCTTTATCCATTTTCTTGTGATCTATCTATCAGAAGATAGCTTACTTGTCCAGTGATCTGATTAGCAGCATCTGCTTGTGCTTTTAATACATCACCTTCTTCCATATTTATTATATCTTTAGCTAAATTTATAGAGGATTTGTTTAACTCCGCATGTGATATCTCCACATCAGAACCACCAAATTTCTTAAGAAATAGATCTACATCTACATTACTAGCTGTTGCATGACTAGCTTGAACTGCTTTAACTATCGCAACAGATGATGTGTTAATAGTTAACACAGTTGTCAAATTAGTTGTTGTTAAATTAAAAGTTTCGCTTTTATAAAAATTTGCCATTAACTAAGAAACCAGTTTTTCTGGTCCTCCTCATTTCTTATATCTTGTTTATATCCAAAATTAAGTTGATTTTTTAGAGTATCCAAGGCTTCAATAAGTTGTCTTTGATTATCAACTTTATACTCATCTACTGGATCTGGAAAAACTGGTGTTATTGTACCCATTATCTTCTACCTCCTGCGTGAATATCTAATCTTAAAGTGCCATATCTCCACGACTGGTCTTTACCATCATTTTCAATTTTCAGACTTACTTGTCTTCCTCTAACTCTTGTGCTTTTAAATTCAGTTGTAGTATTAATTGTAAAAGGTCCTGTAACTAAAGGATAATTATTATCAGTTGTTTCGGATGATGCTGGATAGTTTCTAAATCTTAAAGTGACTTTTGCATTACCTTCTAAATTTTTAAAGTCGGGTATAAATCTAGATACTCTCATAATATTTTCACCTGCTCCATTTAAACCTTGTTGCGCGTCTAAATCATAATCACCAGATATTACATAAGAAGTTATAGCAAACGATGTAGTATCAGCAAGAACAGCATTAGTGCCTGTTTCATGTGCCCAAAATCTCGTTGCTCCGTATGTATTTGATGCACCATTAATAACTGGAAAAGAGGGTACAGTGCTTGCTAAAAATTCAGTAGCATAAGGCAATGAATAAGTATGATTGTCTTGATAACTTGTTCTGGATAAAGATCCTGTTGACCAAGTATTTTCTACATAGTTATAGGTTACTACTCTATCAATTTGAGCTGATCCTGCTTTTGGATAAAACCAAAATATTTCATTGTATAAACTGTTGTGTTCACCATAAGCAATTTTACTAGCTTCATAGTTTATACCTAAATTAGAGTTTCCAGTTGTAAATACAAAATCTTCTACGAGTGATCCTAATTGTGTTACTGTTCCATCAAATTTAAAAAAACCTCCACCGAAACCCATCCAATATACAGCTCCTTGTGAATATACCAAAGTGTGTTGTGATAAACACCCACAGTTAGAACCAACTTGTCTAAGTGAAAAAGTAAAAGGTGGTCCAACAAATTGAATTACATAAGCTGCTTGATCAGTTAAAACCAACACATAATCTTTACCTTGAACAGCGGCTATAATTTCATTTCCTTGATCGAGTAAAAATGTTCCTGCAGTATTTGTTGCAGTTGGAGTATAAGTATTAAAGTCTTCTTGGTTTGAAAATCGAATAAACATTTTATTTTGTGTATCTGTATTACCTATAGTTTCTTCTGTTCCTATATGAAACAAATGTCTGTCTCTATCTGACACAAGAGTCATAACTGAAGCTGTAGGTGCATTTGTCATTACAACTGCTCTTGTATCAATTGCCGATGGGCCATCTTGAGCAATAGTATTCCAAGTAAAAGTTCTGCCGTTGTGAATTGTTGCAACAAGAGTTTGACCAAAAGTGTCCAGTGACCAGTTACCAGGATCTAATGTTACATTTGAAGATGTTGATGCTTCTCCCCATTTTTCACTACCGTAAGTATCTGTACCCCAACCAAACGCCGAAGTTTGTGCAATGGGTCCTATGGTTACATATCTATTCTGAGTCGCTGATCCAGCAGAAGATATGCCAGAGCTTGTTTCATTTGAAGGCATTGTAATTGTATATGCATTACTTCCGCTTAAAGATGTTACTTCAAAAACATTTGTTGTAAAATCTGCTGCAACAAAAGACGTACCACTTCCAGGTAATGTTACACTTTTAAATTTTACATAGTCTCCAACAGCAACTTGTGCTGCCGTTACATTTACAGTTACTGTAGCTGATCCGTTTGTGGTTGTAAAAGTTACACCTGATTGATCTGCTTCTACAGGTGTAATATCATAAAAAGCAGACTCGTAATAAATTACTAATAACTTAGATGTACCAATGGCAGCATACTTTCTACCATCTAAGTCTGACCAACTAAGTTGATCACGAGCAGGACCTGCTAAAGTTGCATTAACAAGTTCTGACCAACCCCCTATTTTTTCTGGTTGACCATATCTAAATCTAACATTGTCTCCGTCAGTCCATTGACCTTCAGCACCTGTTTCAGTATCTTGTTTATTAAAACCTGGTCTAAAATTAATTTTTTGAAGCATATCTGTCTATAATACCTAATTTTGTTTATTTGACTAGACTATTTTTATATAATAGAGTATAGCCATATCATAAATGATGAAAGAAAACGATAAAAAAGATCTAGGCTTTACTATCATAGATAATTTTATGGATAAGACCTATTTCAAGCAATTGCAAGATTTGGTTATGGGTGATCAAATGCCTTGGTTTTTTCAAAAGCAAGTAAATAGCTTTGATAAAAATATATATTTTACACATATTCTTTATCAAGACTATTCTCCTTGTTCTAACTTTTGGGGACATTTTCAGAACCTAGCACTGAGACTAGATGCAAAAGCTTTTATAAGAATTAAAATGAATTGTTATCCTAGAACAGAAAAAATCATAACACATGCTAGTCATGTGGATGAAGACTTTGAGCATAGAGGTGCTCTCTTTTATTGGAATACCAATAATGGTAAAACCATTTTAGAAAATGGAACTGAGATAAAATCTGTTGCAAATAGAATGTTACTATTTAATGCAGCAAGGCCTCATCGAAGCACGACGTGCACAGATCAACCAGCTAGGTACAATACAAATTTTAATTTTTTTAAATGAGAATATTAGGAATATCTCCTTACCATGACGCTAGTGTTTGCATCTTAGACGATGGAGAAATTACATATTTTTCAAAACAAGAAAGATTAACACGTAAAAAAAGAGATGAGTTAGGTGAAAATCAACTTACTGTTTTAAATTATGTTTTAGATAATTATCAAGATACACCAATTGATAAAATAGTTATATGTTCCCCAACACCAAATTCTCAAGGTGTTGATTGGTTACAAATGTATATGTGGACAAAAATAAAAAACCCTAAAGGTTGTCAAATTATAAAATATTGTCAGGATCATCATTTAGCTCATGCAACTTTAGCTTTTAACAATAGTGGTTTTAAAGAAGCTTTAACTTTTGTTATTGATAGAAATGGTGCAATGATGGAAGATAGAATGAGAGAAAGTGAATCCGTATTTACTTGTAAGTATCCTGCTAATTTTAAAACTATATATAAAAATTATTTTCTTGTTAATAAAGGACAAGACCATGATGTAGAAAATCATCAGCTTGTTTCTAAAATGAAAAAAATATTTAAAGATGCAGAAGTAAAAGGTGATAGCACTATGAACATTACCAAAGTCTATGAATCTGCAACAACATTAATTGGTCAACATGTTTTAGAAAATGGAAAAACTATGGGTCTTGCTGGTTACGGAAAAGATAAAAAATTTCCTGACTTAATGAATGATGATTTATATTTTCATTATCACGGCATGGAAGTAGGTTACAAAGAACATTTTGGTTTACAAAATAAAAACTTTGATAAAAGAAAATCTTTATATGCAGACTATGCTTTTCAAGTTCAAAAACAAACTCAGGAAATGGTTCTTAATCTAGTTAAGAAGTTTGTTAAAAAAACAGGAATACGTAATGTTTGTTTAACAGGAGGTTATGCATTGAACGTTGTAACAAACGGATATTTAATTGAAAAGCTACCTCACTTAAATTTTTATTTTGAACCTTTAGCAGATGATTCTGGAAATAGTCTTGGTGCAGCTATGGACTTACATAGAACATTAAACAAAGACAAAACAATTCGTAAATTAGTTCATACCTTTTTTAATCATACTAAAGAAAAAATTAAACCTGTTGGAAAAAAATGTAGTGTTGCTGATATAGCAAAAGCTTTATCTAAACAAAAAACAGTTGCAGTATATTATGGAAAAGCAGAATCAGGTCCTAGAGCTTTAGGACATAGATCTATTTTATTTGATGCAAGAAATAAAAATGCCAAAGACATAGTAAATAAAATTAAGAAAAGAGAATGGTACAGACCGTTTGCTTGTTCTGTTTTAGAAGAAGATGCAAATGAGTATTTTAATATGCATGGTTTAAATGAATCTCCTTTTATGACTATTTCTTTTCCTGTTAGAAAAGAGAAAAAAAATATTATACCGGGTGTAATTCATGTTGACAATTCTTGTCGTATACAAACTGTAAACAACTCTATTCCTCATTTTTTTGAATTACTTACTGAATTTAAATATTTAACTAATGTTCCTGTTTTATTAAACACATCCTTTAATCTTGCTGGAGAGGCTTTAGTTGAATCTTATGAAGACGCAATAAAAACATTTAAGAAATCAGATATTGATATATTATGGTTTCCAGAAACAGAGAGGTATATAAATGATAAGTCCAATTTGGCCATTTGAGGCTGACAAAGTACATCACTATGCATATGCAGATAATGTATTAACAAAAAAAGAATGTGAGGATCTTGTATTCTTTGCAAAATCAATGGATCCTGAAGAAGCTTTTGTAGGAAAAGATAAAAAATTAAATTATGAAATTAGAAAAAATAAAGTTAGATGGTTAACACCTCATAAGGAGATACAAGATGTATATAGAAAAATTACTGATGCAATTGTATCTTTAAACAAAGATTTTTTTAATTTTAAACTTTATGGTATTTATGAAAGTCTACAATTTACTACTTATGGTAAAGATGAAAAGTATATTAAACACACTGATAGACTTTTTAGTAGTGTAATTAGAAAACTATCTTTTTCAATTCAACTTACAGATCCTGAAAAATATGAAGGTGGAGATTTAGTTTTATATGATGCAAACGAAGAAACAAAAATGAATAGAAAACAAGGAACAATAATTGTTTTTCCTTCTTTCCTTCCACACGAAGTTAAACCTGTAATAAAAGGTGAAAGAGATGCTTTAGTAGGTTGGATAACTGGGCCTAATTTTAATTAAGCAGTTTGCCAAGTATTAGCGTCTTCGTCCCAATATGAATAACCTTCAGGTTTTCCTGACGGTTCATCCCATTTACCTGTAGAAGTATTGTAAGTAAAAGATTCAGATGGTTTAGGTTCTACAAAAGCATCATTGCTAGAATCATAAGTATAACCAATACTTGCCCTAATTTTTCTTGAACCACCATCTAAAAAATATTCTACATATTGATTATTAGAATCAGCTAAAGGTTTAACAGCAGCTGCTTTTTCTGCTGTAGTAACATCATCTTGAAATACAGTTGTTTCAATGACTTCGTTAGAATTATTTATTTCTGCCCAATATTTAGCCATTAGATAGGGTACCTCACTACTACAATTCCACCTGAACCAGATCCACCTGTTCTGTTTTGGCCGCCATTTCCGCCTCCGCCAGAACCAAATCCTGTTCCAGAAGGAGCTGTTCCTTGACCGTTTTGTACAGAGCCGTTTCCGCCTCCTCCTTGACCGCCTTGACCAGCAGCCATTTGCCAAGTTCCGCCGCCGCCTCCGCCAGCATAATATTGATCTGAACCAGTTTGAAAAGCATTTTGAATTCCTGCGCCACCCGGTCCTCCGGTACTACCCGATCCTCCAGTTCCTGCTTGGCCCGCGCCACCGCCGCCACCAGCGCCGTGTTGTGGAGATCCTGCTCCGCCGCTTCCGCCTGAAGTACCAAAACTAGATCCTGTCCACGGAGATTGAACTCCTGGTTGGTTAGAAGATCCTCCTGAGGTAGGTTCGCCACCCCCTCCGCCGCCGCAGCCGCCGCTAGAGCCGCCGCCCTGACGAAATCCGCCACCTCGGCCACCACCTTGGCCTGTTTGACCAAATCCAGTTGTGTTTCCTCCAGTTCCAAAAGAACCTGCTCCGCCGCCAATTGAGATTGAATAAGAAGCGGGTCCGCTTGCGTTTTGTGTTAATACGATTGCTCCTGATGCACCGCCACCTCCGCCGTGATTTTGACCTCCGCCTCCACCGCCGCCGAGTACCATTACATCTAATTCGCTTGTGTCGCCTGCTTCAATTTCAAAAGTTCCGTTTGAAGTAAAGGTGTGTACTCTAAATCCACCATACTCTGTGATAGTTCCACCTGTAGCTGTAAGTCCACCACCAGCTCCGAAACCGAAACCTTTTACTGATGCTGAACCTATTGTTGTTAAAATTGGCATCTTTCTATGTCCTCCTATTATGCAAACTGTGTTTGAGAAGCTAAAACTGTAAACGTAGAAGCTGCAGTTTTTATTGCCGTCATAGTATATGTATCGTTTGATGTTGCGTTTCCTGCAGTGAATGAAGATCCACCTTGATAAACAATAGTTACGTTTGTTGTTTTATTGTCTACTACAAAAGAAGTAGCAGCCCACGTGTTGTTATTGTTTTTATTAATATATGCAACAGTAATCGACTCACCTATATCCATTACAGCGTCTAATGAATTAGATCCGTCTCCTCTTAAATTAATTTTAAAATTACCAGATGCTGCAGCTGTACTTAAAATAACTGCTTGTGTTTGTGTATCAATTACAACGTTTGTAGAAAATGTACCATCAACGGTTACTTTTTCAGCAAGACCTTGAATCTTACCACTACCATTTAATGTAACTCTTCCTGTTCCTTTTGGAGTTATATTAAGATCAATGTTTGTGTCACCACCTGTTGCTGATAAATTAGGAGCATTTCCTGTTGCAGCATTTGTAACATCAAATTGATTTACAGCAGATGCTGTTTTTTGAAATACAATTTGTTCATTACCAGAATCATCATTAATACCATGAGCATCATCAAATTGAATATTTTGTGAATTAGTATCTAAGTCTGCAGATAATTGTGGTGAGTAGTCTGAAGAAAGATCAGTTAAACCAGTGTCTACAATATTTGTTCCATCTGAGTAAAGAATCTTAGTTGTTTTTTCATTGTCACCAAAAGTTACTCCAGATCCTGATGCTGTTTTAACTGTTAAAGATAATGTTCCACCAGTTGAGTTTTTTACTATATAAGTTTTTTCAATTCCGTCAGGAATATTAACTGTACAATCACCTGAAGGTGTACCTGTAATATCAATTACAGCATTTTTACCATTTGATAATGCACCATTTGTAAACGCTAAAGTAATAGCGTTTGTAGATGCAACAGAAATAGCTTCTCTTCCAGCAATTGCTTGTTGAACAATGTTTAAGTTTGTATTTGTAATGTCACCCCAAAGACCAGCTTTTTCACCAGTGACCATTAACTCTAGTTTTAAATCTGTACTATAACTTGATGGCATATTTTAAATTCCTTATTTGTTTAATTTATAAAATTTAAGCGGCGGTGTCAACTTCTATCCAAGAAGCTTCTGTTCCGGTATCTACTGGTTGCCAAGATTGAACATTTTCATTTCCTAATGAAATAGCCATTGCTGACCCAGTAGGTAAAACAAGTGCAGAAGCACCTGCTACAGCATTTCTTAACCCAACTTCTAGTCCTTGTCCAGTTAAATCTACTAAAGTATTTGCATCTAAAACAGCTGTTCCTTGAGCTATTTCTAATCCATTTCCTGTAGCCTGAATATCAGCGCCTGCTGTAACTGTTCCTATACCAAGACCTACATTTAAACCAATACCTGTAACTGTAGCATCAGGTGAAGGATCTAATATTCCCTCTTCTATTTCTAATCCAATTCCAGTTAAATTAATTAAAGTATTTGGTGTTGCAACAACAGAACCAAGATTAGCTGTTAACCCAATTCCAGTAACAGGAGCTTGTGCCCAAATACCTGAAGCACCCCATGCTTCTTCTCCCCATTGAGTTCTACCCCAACCTTCTTCGTTAAATCCATCTGCATTTCCAGCTGCAACTCCTAAAGTTACACCACTTAATACAACATCAGGACCAGGATCCACTGTTCCTTCTTGAGCTGTTAAACCTAAACCTGTTAAATCAACTTCTGCTAATCCTTCTGCTGTTATTGTTCCTTGAGCTATATTTAGTTGTTGACCATTGATTGCGTTTTGAACATCAATAACAACTGAGCCTGTTCCAAGGCCAGCTTCTAAACCAATACCTGTAACTAATAAATCGCCTGAAATACCCCAAGCATTTTCACCAAAAGTTAATCTACCCCAACCTGAATTAATTTCAGTTGATGTACCAACATTTCCTTGGGCACTACTTAACTGTTGTCCAGTTAAGGTAACAGAAATATCATTCTGTTGACCCCATGAACCAGTATTCCAACTTAACGTGCCCCAAGTATTGGCCATAATAGGTTCCTCCTATTACGCGTTACCAATTCTTAGAATCGCTGCTGCTGTTGTGAAAGCCGGAAATTGAATTGTGAATGTTCCCGAAGTTGCTGTTTTGTCTGCTCCAAAATCTAAAACTGCAACAGCGTCAGTAGTATTTGAACCACCACCCATTGTTGTGTTGTAGATTAAAGCGCCTCTAGCTGTAATTGTTACTCCAGTGAAAGACAAATCATTAAAGTCAACAATTGCAACACCTGATGCAACTGAAGTACTTGGATTTGGTTTTACTAGAGTTCCACCACCTGCAGTATATTGACCTGAGTTACTAACTTCACCTGAAGTAGAATACCCTGTAGTTGATGAATTCAATGTAGCAGTAGAAACAAAAAGAGCAAGTTTGAAAGTATCACCTCCAGTAAATTGGAATTCGTGATCTCCTTCTAACAGTTCCTTCTTGAATGAATTACAAACCGCTTGTGTTATTGCCATATTTTTTACTCCTTTAACTTTTAACCTTGTTTCGAATAACGTGGCGATCCGCTTTGGTATTCATCACGTCTTCTTCTGCCCATTTGTTCTATGTTAAATCCTTGTAACGCATTCTGATATTTTTGTTCATAAAATTGAATCATATCAGCCGGTCCTTTAAGAAAGCCAAAGGCTTCTACAAGGGATGCATATAAAAGTCCGTTGGGAAAATTCGTACTTAAATATGTAGTCGTATTAGTAGCCGATAATCCAGTTGGTTTCAAGATATAATTTATCTGCATGGTATAATTTGCATTGGGTGTAGGAGCTATAACTATTTCATTATCATCCCAATAACCATAGTATTTTGGTACACCTTGGGCTTCTGTTGGATTAAACTCTGATATAAAGCTTGTATCTCTATATTCTACAAAAGATCTATTTGTAGACTGCCCTACGCCATCTGAGTTTACGATTTGAATTGATCTAATAACAGCTGTTTCTGTGTTTCCTACGTCAGGAGTATTTACATATCTTTGACCTGCAACAATTGTAGCTGTAGCATATTTTCTATTATTATCAGAGTCAGAATCTCTAAAAATTCTTTCTTCAGCATCTAAAATAAATCCATCTAATATAGAATCTGTAAACACATTAGAATCAACTTCTGTGTAATTTCTTATTTTTGCTAATAGTTCTGCGTATGTCATGGTGTTAATGTTACTGGTCCTGCTGTTACAACCGATCCTCCTGCTTTTTCAGTTATAGCAGTTGTTGTATTTAAATTAAAGGTAAAACTGTTTGTTGTTACTGAAGTAATAATAAAAGAAGTTTCATATACCGTAAAAGCTAGTCCTCCTGGTGATCCGTCTACATTTCTAAGTTCTATTATATCATTTAGAGCTCTTCCATTATTAGGTTCCGATATTGATATAGTTGAAGAATTTGCTGTTGTACTTATTGGATTACTAGGTAGCATACTAGCTACAGCTGGTTCTGTTCTATCAGGTTTTGCATTTTGTAAACCTTCAGGATCTGCTCCGTGAGCTCTTGGTTGTAATTGTGGCTGTTTAGGTTCAAATTCTGATACATGAACTCTAGAACCATTCCATTCTCTAACCATTTCAGTATATGGAAATTCCATACCTGATCTATCAGATATAAATTTTGCATATTTACCTTTTGAAAAATTAGACATTTGGATAATAAGTTTTTGGTGTTATGTAAGAACTAGATGAAGAACCATCTTCTTGTAAAGCTCTTTGTAATTCATCCTCATATAACAATTTTAATTCTTGTGTTCTTTGTGGTGCTTTCTTTTGAGAAAGATAGTAAGCTAAACCAGCACACATACATGGAACAAAACGATAAGGTACATCTGTTGCGTTCGTATAATCACCTACATCTTGAATTCTTTTTACATAATAATAATTAATTGTATTACCAGCTTCTGTTGAACCTGGAGTTAAATATAAAGTGATTGTAACTTTGTCTATAAATCTTTGTACAAAATATTGTGAAGGTGTTCCTTCAGATGTTTTATTAGAAAGACCTTGATATGTTGATCTATTTATTTTTGTAAGAGGTGTATCTACGTTTGAAGAATTTCTGTAAACAGCTTCTAAAACATCATCAACTCCATACACAGCTGTAGCATCAGACGTGCCATCACTTGTTGATCTAAACATTGTGTATTCTGCTTGACCATCAACTAATGTAATTGAGTTATTTGCTACTTCCCAATAATGAAGTCCTCTATTACTCCACTCTTGAAATAATATGTTAAGAGATCTTCTAGCTGATTTTAAATCATAACCAGCGTTTGGTTCTAAACCAATTCTTTCATAAGATTCTTCAATGATTTCATCAATTGAAAAATTTTTATCAAATACTGTTGTACCGGAAGTAGTGTTAGCCATCTACCCTCCTATTTATCTATTAATACAGTACACTTAGAACTTGCTATTGCGTTACAAGTAATAAATCCTTTAAACAAAATTCCATCAGAAGGAAAGTTGAAAGAAAAAACATCACCTGGAGGAACTTCAGCTGTAAACTGAACTGCATCCTGATCACTAAAACTTACAGATCCTGTAGTTGTTGTAGTTGTAGTATTAGAAAGAACTAATCCTCTTAATCTAGTTCTACCACCAAACACAGATCCTACTGTTGTTACTTGTACTGCTTTTACATCACCTTGCATTGACATATTTTTTTCTCCTTATTGGCGTGGGTGAGTATCAAGATCAAAAAGTCTCGAAGTTTCTCACCCACATTATTATTTATTACGAATCAGAAATATTCGCAAGTGTATCAACTCTTTTCCAGTTTGTACCATCTGAAAAAGCATACACAGCTGCACCTGCAGCACCATCTTGTACGTAAACTAATACACCTTGGTTATCAGCTGCTTCTAAAGTATTAGTTCCGTCACTAATAGTATTAGCATCTGTTACAGTGTAAGGAGTTTTTCCACCTTGTTGAGTGTCTCCTGCGTTTACATTTGGGCCACCAATAAATCCGTTAAGGGAAGTTACTGGTCCTTTAAATGTAGTGTTTGCCATAATCTTTATCCTCCTAATTTTCCGAACATAGTCTCTAGGCCGTCGACTATACGCGTCTATGTTCTAATTAATTGTATAGTGATTTAGATATATAGCAGATTTTAATAGAGTGCAAGAGAACCTTATAAGAAAGTGCGATTTCAGCGATGTAGCGTTTTTTGTGTTACGTAGCTACAGATACGTCAGGTGCAGCGTCTTCTATCTTATTAGTCTGTTGAGCAACTTGTGCTTCAGCTAATTTGATGTGACTGATGACTTGTCTAATTCTGTCATCAATTCTCACCATATCAAGAGTATATCTTTTCTCTTGATTATAGTGCTGCGACCACTCAAGTTCCAGTCCTCTCTTCTTTGTGTAGAGTTCTTGAACGTGTGTCATTTATAACCTCCTCATAGGTTAACCACATTTTAGATTTACTAATAAATCCATCTTTTTCCCATACAATATCATTTTTTCCTAGCTTGTCAACTAGTGCATCTTCAAAAGCTTTGTCCTCATCTTCTGACAAAAGATTGAAGTCAGCGTAGTAGCCGTATGCTCTGATTTGTACTCGGAAATTTTTCATGGGTTTGTATGGTATATCAAAATTTAATTAGTATTGAAAGACCTCATTAAAATTAAATGCTATGGCATATTTTACTTTTTCTGTAATATTTCTGTCACAACTATGCTTTAATTCTGAAGAAAACATAACAATTTTACCTTCTTCCGGTGTAATTTTTTCGTTTATATCAGGAAATATTAAATCTTGGTGATGATCATTTAAATACAAAACTCCTGAAATTACAGATGGTGTGTGAGCGTGTTCTATTGTTCTACCACCAAAGCCTTCTGCTATACCCCAAGCAAGACTTAATTCATAAGGTCTTATAAATTTATGTTTATCAACTTTATCTAAAACAGGATAAATTATTTTCATAAATTCTTTGTCAGAACAAAAATATCGCCAATCAGTCATAAGACCAACAACATTTGTAGCGTAGTTATTTTTAGAAGATTTAATATCTTCTTTTATTTTATCTATAAAATATTCAGCATTTATTTTTACTTTACCAACCAAAAATAAATAGTCTTTTTGTATTTTTCCTATTACTTCTTTCTCTATTTTCATTCTATTTCTTTATACCATAAAAAAAGGGCGGCTACAAGAGCCGCCCTTAATTATTCAGTTAATCTAGTGATTACGCACCAGGTGAACCGAAGATACCTCTAGGGTCTGAGAATCCGAAAGAATATCTCTCTCTAGCTTTGTATCTAACGTTACCAGTATCGAAGTCACCTTCCATAGCTGTCTTGATTGGACTTCTAACAAACATTTTCATACCGTTAGGTACGTCTGTTTTGATGAAGAACGCATCAGTGTCAGTTAAGTAGTTGTTCACTACATAACCTTGAGGAACCATCCCCATTGATACTACTGCGTTAATATCATTGTCAGCTGTTCCAACTCTACCTACAGATTTCATCAATCTTTCAGCAGTAAATTGAAGCTCAGAAGGAATAATCATTTTTACTCCTCTTGCTGCAATTTTAAGACCTCTCTCATCAGTGAACGCTGCGATATCAATTAAAGACTGCTCTAACGATGTTTCGTTAAGATCAGCTGATGTCGCTAATTCATTTGAGAAAGTTCCAGCTATCGTTGGGTGGTCAGTAGCACAAAGCTCCTTACCATCACCACCAGCAAATGCAGAATCAAACGCATTGTTTAATACGTTTGCAGCTTTTACTTGCTTAGTGTTTGCCATCGATCTAGCTAATGCTTTTGTATATCTAGACGCAAGTCTGTCATACAAATTGTCCTCAATCGCTTCTTCAGTGATTGCGAACGCAAGAGCTACTGTCTCGTGCGTGTATCTAGCAGTGAAAGTTTCTTGTGCGTTGTCAAAAGTTACGCCAGATCCTTCTGGTTTTACTTGAGCATTCGCGAAACCAGATAACATTACTTCTTCTTCAAAAGCTCTGTCACTGTTTTCTGTGTCGAAAATTTCAGCATGCTGATTTTCATATCTTTTATATTCCAAGCCGAATAATGCATTCAAACCTGGTTCTAGTTCTTTAACTAGTTGTCCTCTACTTATTGCCATAGTTATCCTCCATTATACTCCGGTTGTACCCTTAAGTTGGTGCTCGTTGATAACTCCAACAACATTTACGTTAGCTGAATATATAGTCGAGCTATCTTTATTGTTGTTTTCAATATCTTTAGTCACACCAATGACTCTTATTTGGGCTGTTGATGTTGTTACTGTAGCGTTGTTCAACTCCACTTTTGAAATGTAGTTTGGCGTAGCTCCAGCTGCGTATACAATGTCTCCGTTTAAGAAAGTTGAAGTTACAGCAAACGTACTGTTTACTTGTATTTCAAATCTTTCGTAAGGGTCATCGGCTACGAAGCCAACAATATCAGTAGCTGTGTTAGAAGCTTCTAAATGGTTAGCGAACGTAGGCTTGCTTGTTGATGCATCAGTATAGAAAACACCGTTTAATGAACCTAATAAAGCATCACCTGCTGCTGCGACACCAATCGTTCCAGTATTTAACATTTCTACTGGATCGTTTTGGTAAATTGCAGTTGCACTTGCTGCGATATTATATTCACTTAAACCTTGGTTGTCTCTATTCTGACCCACTTTTCCAATAGCTCTCAATCCGAAAGCTGCGTCTTGGTTAGTTGCCATAATGGTTCTCCTTAGTTTTAGTTATTAATATCGCGAACTTGATATCACAAAGAAATTATTTCTTTGTACCACCAAAAGTTACACGACTCTGCCTCTCACTATTGATCGGCATACTTGAGTGTTGCTCCTTCATAAGATCGTTGTTTATTGCTTCGTCTCGTGCTTCAGTTTGTTGTCTGAAATATTGTTCACGAGATTTTGCGATCTCTTCTGGTATCCTTGCCAACACAAGGCCTCCAACTCCGATCACTCCTGCGTATTTGCCGTCTTTCAGTTGTGGATACTCTGAGTCTGGATATTCATCGGCTCTCACCAATTCCCATCCGGATCTCATTTTACCTGACATGTTTTTAGTATCGTCAAATCCTAAAACTTCAGTTCGTATCCATCTGTGCCTGAATCCGTTTGGCGCAGGTGGTGCATCTAAGCTAGATGGTGGA